GGGGTATTTCACGGGGTCGCGCAGGGGGTGGGGGGGAGCGCCGGCGGCCGCCGTTTTTGGTGGTCAGGTGCTGTGCTCATGACCGCTCCGGCTCTTTTCTCCCCCGGCCGGCGCTCTTGGCCCCGCCGCCGCGGGGATGCCGGACCATCGGCGAGAATCGGGTGAGCGGCCCATACGGTCGGCGTTACCGCAAGGCCCGCCAGCGGGTCCTCGCCACCGGCGACCCGTGCGTGCACTGCGGGCGACCCGCGACCGAAACCGACCACCAGCCGCCCCTGTCGCGGCACACCCATTTCGAGGGGTCCGGGTGCTGTGTGCTGGTCCCGTCGTGCTGGTGGTGCGCCCGCCAGCAGGCCGTCGACCTCGCCCTCGGTGTCGACCTGCCGCCGATCGCGGAGCGGGAATCGGTCCCGGAGCCGGTCGGGTTCGACGTCGACGACCCGGCGTGGCATGTCGACTGGCTCGCCGAGCTCGTCGACGTGCCCGACAACGCGGTGTGGCCCCGGTTGATGACCGTCCCCCATCCCGCCGCGGTCGGGTCGCTCGGCCCGGAGTTCGTCGCCTGGGCGGAGAACCGCAACGGGAAGCGGCTGCGGTGGTGGCAGCGGCTCGTCGCTGTCCGCCTCCTCGAGCACGACGACGACGGGCGGCTCGTGTGGGAGGCGGCCGTGTTGTCGTTGGCCCGCCAGCTCGGCAAAAGCTGGCTGCTCCGGGAGCTGCTGTTGTGGCGCATCCACCAGTCCGGCCGGTTCGGGGAGGAGCAGCTGGTGTTGCACACCGGCAAGGACGTGGCCATCTGCCGGGAGGTGCAACGCCCGGCCCGGATCTGGGCGCGGGCCCGCCCCGACGAGTACGCGGTGCGGGAGGTCAACGGCCAGGAGGAGATCGGCTATCTCGGCGACGGGTTCCAGTCGCGGTGGATGATCCGTGCCCGCGACGCCGTCTACGGGATCTCGGCCACGGTCGCCGGTGTCGACGAGGGCTGGAAGGTGAAGGCCGAAGCGATCGAGGAGGGCGTCGTGCCCACCATGGTCGAGGCCGAGCAGACCCAACTGCTGCTCGTCAGCACCGCGCACCGGGCCGCCACGTCGCTCATGTTGCGTCGCCGCGCCGACGCGCTCGCCGTGCTCGCGTCCGGTGCGGGCGACCTGCTCGTCGAATGGTCCGCGCCCGCGGCCGCGCAGCTCGAGGACCGCCAGGCGTGGCGGATGGCGTCGCCGCACTGGACGCAGCGCCGGGAACGACTGATCGCGCAGCGGGTCGCCGCCGCGCTCGCCGGTGTCGGCGACGAGGGCGACCCCGACGAACCCGACCCGGTCGAATCGGTCCGGGCCCAATGGTTGAACATCTGGCCGGCGCGCATCACCCGCCCCGAGCGAGGCGAAGCGATCATCGACCCGCAACTGTGGGACCGCGCCGGCACCGACGCCGACTCGGTCGGCCCGCTCGCGATCGCGGTGGCGGACCATCACGGCCGCGGTTGCGCCGTCGCGTTCGCCGGCGCCCTCACCGACGGCCGCCTCGTCGTGGGCGGCCAGCTCGTCGCGACCCGCACCGCGGCGTGGGCGCTCGCGGGACGCGCCGCGCTCGCCCGGCCCGCGTCGACGCTGGTGACGACCGCCGCGCTCGCCGACGCCGCCGAGGTCGACGAGCTCCTGGTCGCCGCCGTCCACAAAGCCGGCGCCGGCGACACCGCCGACGCCGTCGCGCTCGTCCGTGACCTCATCGCGCAAGGCCGCCTCACCCAGGACCGCTCACCCGATCTCGCCGCCCAGCTGCGCCAAGCGCGAGTCACTGTCGGCGTGCGCCTCGCGCTCATCCCGAACGGCCGCCGCCACGACCTCGTCCAAGCCGCCCTGTGGGCGCTACGGGTCGCCGCCACCCAACCCGTCCCCGAACCCGCCATCTACTAGAGAAACCCGGGTGCTCGCGGGAGTTAGCGCGACACTTGACCGCGGATGGGCAAAGGCAAACACGTCGAGAAGCGGGCCGCGTTCCGCGACATCGACATCCCGAACGACAACACGCCCGCCGACGCCGCGCCGGGCACCGTCGGGCCCCCGTCGGCGACGCCGGGCGACCCGGACGGGGTCGGGTGGGATCCGGCGGCGCCCGCGTTGCGGCCCGCGTCAGGATTACCGAGAATCCCAGTGGCGGCGTGGAGCGGGTGGCCGGCGGAGTGGAACACCCCCGACTGGTCGGGGAAATGCCAGTCCCTCACCGACACCGCGTGGACATGTCTCGACTCGAACGCGTCGATCCTGTCGACCATGCCCCCGTACCTTGTGGGCGCCGCCGATTCGCTGTCGGCCGGCTGGTTGTCGAACCCGGACCCCGACCAGTACGCGTCGTGGGAGGAGTTCGCCAAACAACTGTTCTGGGATTATCAGGGCGCGGGGGAAGCGTTCGTGCTCGCCACCGCCTACTACGCGACGGGATGGCCGGCCCGGTTCCACGTCGTGGCACCGTGGAACGTCAACGCCGAGATCGACGGGACCGGCCGCCGCCGGTACGAGATCGGCGACGCCGATGTCACCGGCGACATGTTGCACATCCGCTACCAGTCCCGGGTCGGTGACGCCCACGGCCACGGTCCGCTCGACATCGCCGGCCCGAGACTCGTCGCCGCGTCGGCGCTGTCGCGGTACGCGTACAACTTCGCGTCGGGCGGCGGGATCCCGCCCGCGATCATCACGCACCCGGCCCGGCTCGACCCGAAACAAGCGGCCGATCTCCAGACACAGTGGGTAACGGCCCGGGCGAGCTCGCTCGGGATCCCCGCCGTATTGAGCGGCGGGGTTTCGTTCGAGACGGTCGGGTCGACCCCGACCGACGCCGCGCTGGTCGAGCTCTCACAGTGGAACGACTCGCGCATCGCGGTACTGCTCGGCGTCCCGCCGTTCTGTGTCGGGCTGCCATCCGGGGGCGACTCGATGACGTACTCGAACGTGTCGATGCTCTTCGACTACCGCTGGCGCGCCGGGTTGCGACCGCTCGCGCAAACGGTGATGGCCGCATTGTCAGGGTGGGCGCTACCGACGGGGACGGTGGTCGAGTTGAACCGCGACGAGTTCATCCGCCCCGGACCGCTCGAGCGGGCGCAGACCGCGCAGATATGGACCTCGATCGGTGTCCTGTCACCGGAAGAGATCCGCCGTACCGAACGGTTCGGGGAAGCGGCCGCGACTGTGGGAGTGAGCGTCGATGAGTGAACACGGCCCCATCGAGATCCGCAAAGCAACCGTGTCGGGCGTCGACTACCCCGAACGACAAATCACCGTGCTCGCCGTCCCCTATGACGAATGGACACCGGTCGAGTACCGGGGGCGGGTCATCGAAGAGTCGATCGCGCCCGGCGCGTTCGGCGGGGTCGCGGAACGGGCCCGGAAGATCTCGGTCAACATGGAACACGACCCGGCCCGGTGGATCGGGCAAGTCCGGTCGATCTGGTCCGACGCGGCCGGGTTGCACGCCCGGATACGGATCCGGCGTGACACCCGCGGCACCCAGGAGTTCGACCAGGTTTTGGATGACGCCGCCGACGGGATGCTCGGCGCGTCGGTAGGGATGCAAGTCGCGGCCGATGGTCAGTCGATGACCGGGAACCGGCGCCGCATCGCGAAAGCGTTTCTCGATCATCTGGCGCTCACCGCGCAGCCCGCCTACGCGGGCGCCGAGGTCGTCGACGTTCGTTCGATGTCGACCTCCGCGACTCCCCGGCTCGACGCCATCCTCGCCGAACGCGCCGCCGCCGGTTTACGCTCCCCGGTGACGTAAGAGACATTCTCCGACTGAGTTCGGGGATCCCGCGGGAGCGGGCGCCGGGTGACGGTTGCGTCGGAAACCGAACACCCCGGAGGTTCCCCTGATGTCTCACGCTTCCGACGCGATGCTGTCCCGACTCCAAACGGAGATCGAGGAACGCCGCGAGTTCCAAAACCAACTGGTCGAGTCCGCGCAGTCCGACTCGCGGGATCTCACCGACCAGGAGCTCGAGCTCTACACCCGAGCCGCGGACCGTATGCGCGAGCTCGAACGGCAAGCCGACCCGCTGCGCGAGTCGTCGCGGATCGCGGTCGACTCGTCGCGGCGGATCGCCGAGCTCCAGACCGCGTATGCGTCGGCGCGAGGCGAACCCGCGGCCCCCACGGTCGAGTACCGCTCCGCCGGCGCGTACATCGCGGACCGGTGGCAGGCGGGCGCCGGTGTCGAAGCGGCCATGCGACGGATCGAAACGTACGAGCGGGCCGCCGCCCACCAGACCACACCCGACAACCTCGGTGTGATCCCCGAACCGGTTGTCGGGTCGGTCGTCCAGTTCGTCGACGCGGCCCGTCCGGTCACGACCGCGCTGGGACCGCAGGCGGCGCCGTCGGGAATGTTCAAACGACCGAAGGTCACCCAGCACACCGACGCCGGACCGCAGGCGACCGAGAAAACCGAGCTCGTGTCGCAGAAGATGCTGATCAGTTCGATCCCGGTCACGATGACGACCATCGGCGGGTACGTGAACGTCTCCCGCCAGAACATCGACTGGAGTTCGCCGAACATTCTCGATCTGGTCGTGAACGATCTCGCCGCCCAGTACGCCATCACGACCGAACAAGCGACATGCGCGGACATCGAAGGGTCGGCCGGCCCGACGCTCACGACACCGATCACCGGCGCGTCGACCGCCGATCAGGTCGCGAAGGGACTGTGGGAAGCGGCTGGGCTCGCGTACGCGGCGATGAAAGGCACCGGCCGGCTGTTCGTCGCGGTCGCGCCCGACATGCTCGGCGTGTTCGGCGCCCTGTTCGCGCCCGTCAACCCCCAGAACGCGCAGTCGGCCGGGTTCTCGGCCGGATCGTTCTCGTCGGGGACGATGGGCTCGATCGCCGGGATCCCGGTCGTGATGTCGCCGGGGCTCACCGCCGGTCAGGCGTTCGTGGTCAACACGGCCGCCGAGGAAGTGTTCGAGCAGCGCGTCGGCACGTTGCAAGTCACCGAACCGTCCGTGTTGGGTGTCCAGGTCGCCTACGCCGGTTACTTCGCGGCCGTGACCATCGACTCGGGCGGCATCGTCAAACTGACCGGACCGTGAGAGGCGAAAGATGACCCAGTACGACGCCCCGAACCAGCAGGTCGTCCAAGGCGACCCCGACGCCCCCGACGAAACACCGGAACCGGAGCCCACACCGGAACCGGAACCGGAGCCCGACGAGCCGGAGTGATGCATGGCGTACGCCACCGTCGACGAGCTCGCCACCGCGCTGCGGGTCACGGTCACCGTCAAGAACCAGGACTTGCTCGACGCCTGCCTCGAGGCCGCTGGGGAGGAGATCGATCACGCCTGCGCCCGGCGGTCCGACGATCCGCTGCCGGATACGCCGCCCGACCCGCTCGCCAACCGCGTCAACGTGAACCGCGGCGTGGAATGGTTCAAAGCGAACGACGCCGCGTTCGGGGGAGTCGGGTTCGCCGACACCGGCATCCTCAAGGTCCCCAACGACGGGTTCGAACGTCACGCGGTAGCCCTGATCCCGCTCACCCAACAGTTCGGCGTGGCGTAGGAGCCCCGCGGTGACGACGCTGACCGACCTGCGGTCCGCGGTCGCCGCCGCGCTTGCCGCCATCGCCGAGGTCGACTCGGGCGACTGGGCCGTGATCGACGCGCCCACCGACGCGGTCGAGCCGCCCGCGTTCGTGCTGCAGTGGGGGCCGGATCCGTGGCGCGAGCCGCTCGACGTCTGTCACGACGCGGCGCAGCTCGAGATCGTCGCCGTCGCCGCTCGTCTGACCCCGGAAGCGAACTATCCGATCCTCGAGCAGATGGTCGACGCCGCCCACACCGCGCTCGCCGCGGGCCGGTTGCGGCCGGCGCGGACGCTGCGACCCGGTCCGCTCGAGGTCGCGCAGATCACCTATCTCGCCGCTCGAATCCAGATACGCCGACCCGTCGACACCGGAGGAACCTGAAATGCCAGACGAGACCATCACCGCCGCGCCGTTCTTTCTCGATCACCCGTATATCCGGCTCGGTCCGACCGGGTCCGGCGTCGACATTTCCTGCGCCGGGACGAACCTCACTGCGACCGCCGATCAGGACGAAGCGACGGTCGAGACGTTCTGCGGTTCGTACACGTCGTTCAAGGCGCCCAAATGGACGGTCACGTTCACGCTGGCGCAGTCCTACGGCGCGGGCGGAACGTGGACGTTGATCCATCCTTTGTGCGGGACGACCGTCCCGTTCGAGATCCGGCCCGATCAGGCGACGGCGTCGGTCGACAACCCGGTGATGTCGGGAACCGCGGTCGTGAAGCAGCTGCCGTTCATCGACGGCGCGCCGGGCGAGGCGTCCGAGATCGACCTCGAGCTCGCGGTGCAGGGCGACCCGCTGTTCGGGATCGTGTCACCGACCGGAACCGCAGCGCCGGCCGAGCAGGCGGCGTGACCGGCGCCGGCGGCGTCGACATCGACACGACCGCGCTCGTCGCCGCCACCAAGAAGCTCGAGCAGGGACTCGACTCGGGCGGGAAAGCCGGGGCGCGGCTGCAGGCCGACACGACCGCCCGGGACATCGCGCAGGCCGTGCCGCGCCGGTCGGGCCGGCTCGCCGGGTCGGTCCGTGTCGTCGCCGACGGCGACGGTTTCGGCGTCTCCTACGGCGAAGGGATCCCGTACGCGTCGTACATCGAACGGCGGTCCGGCGCGGTCGACCAGGCGGTCGCCGGCGCCGACGAGCGGTTCGCCCGGGCGATGCTGGCGCTCGCCGGCGTGCAGGTCGGCCGGCTGTGAACCTCAACGCCGTGATGCGCGGGACGACGCTGCGTCAGATGCGCGACGCGCAGCAGCTGTGGAACGACCGTCCCGGCGCGAACGGAACCAAGTTCCAGGAGGCGCTCGGCGCCGGCGACTACGACGCCATCGCCGCGGTCGTCGCCGCCAAAGTGGGGTGCACGATCGACGACGCGCTCGACCTCGAGATCGACGTCGGCGACGACGCGGACGCCGAGGGGGAAACGAAAGGCGGTACTGGCGCCGAGCCTGTATCGCCGCTCGGATCTGGCGGCTGAACCCGTCCGACGTGATGGATTTCCCCGCCGTGCTGCTCGAGGAAATGGACCGGGTCATCAAAGACGAGACCCGAGAGCGGCGCCGGCAGCAGGCGCGGGCTAAGACCCGAGGTCGACGGTAATGGCGACCGGTTTCGGGTCCGTCGACGTCGTCGTCCGGTTCGTGTCGGACACGTCGAAACTCAGCTCGGACATGGACAAGGTGTCCGGGACCGGGAACAAACTGAAGTCCGGTTTGAAAACGGTCGGGCTCGCGGTGGCGGGCGCGTTCGCGGTGAAAGAGGTTTCCGACTGGGTCGGCGCCGCCGAGGAAGCGAACTCGGTTTCGGCCGGTCTCGCCAAGACGCTGCAGAACGCGGGCGACGCGACGGGCGACTGGGCGAAACACGCCGAGGATCTGTCCGGCGCGCTCATGAAGAAAACCGGGATCGACGACGAGGTGATCAAGGGCGGGCAGACGATCCTCGCCACGTTCCACGACGTGTCCGGCGCGGTGGGGCAGCAGTCCGGGATTTTCGATCGCGCCAGCGCGGCGGCGCTCGACATGTCGAAGGCCGGTTTCGGTTCCGTCGACTCGGCCGCGACGATGCTCGGCAAGGCGCTGCAGGATCCGGAAAAAGGTCTCACCGCGCTGGGGAAGGCGGGGATCACGTTCTCCGACGACCAGAAGAACGCGATCAAAGCGATGCTCGACTCGGGCGACAAGGCCGGCGCGATGGCGGCGATCATGCAGAACGTCGAGGGGCAGGTCGGCGGCGTCGCCGAGTCGACCGCCACCGCCGGCGACAAGATGAAAACCGCGTTCGGCGAGACGCAGGAGTCGCTCGGGAACGCGCTGCTGCCGATCCTCGAGGCCGTGCTGCCGATCATCCAGAAGATCGCCGAGTGGATCCAGCAGAACTCGGGATGGGCGGTCGTGATTCTCGGTTTCGCCGCCGCCATGTGGGTTTTGAACGCGGCGCTGGCCGCGAACCCGGTCGTGCTGATCGTGATCGGGATCGCGGCGCTGATCGCCGCGCTCGTGCTGCTGTGGCTGAACTGGGAGACGGTCTGGAACTGGATCACGAACCTGATCGGGATCGCGGTCGGATGGATCCTCGACCACTGGCAGCTCATCATCGGCGCGATCTTCCCGATCATCGGGGCGATCCTGCTGCTGTGGAACAACTGGGACACGATCTGGAACTGGATCATGAACCTGATCGGGACGGTCGTCGGATGGATCGGCGATCAGATCGGCCGGCTGCTCGGGTTCTTCGCCGGGATCCCCAGCGCCATCGGCTCCGCGCTCGCCGGTCTCGGCGAGATCATCAAGGCGCCGTTCCAGTGGGCGTGGGATCAGATCGTCACGATCAAAGACGGGATCGTCGAGGCGTTCACCGGCGCGATCGGGATCGTGAAAGACGCGTGGAACGCGTTCGCTCGGTTCTGGAACGGGATCGAGGTCGAGGTTCCCGGCGTGACCATGCCGGGACCGATCCCCAACATTCCCGGGTTCACGTTCGGGCTGCCGGACCTCCCCCAGTTCGCGAAAGGCGGGATCGTGACCCGCCCGACGCTCGGGCTGCTCGGCGAGGCCGGACCCGAAGCGATCGTTCCGCTCGGCCAGCTCGGCGCCGGGAACGTGACCATCGTCGTGAACGCCGGCGGGCTCGGCGCCGACTCGCCGCAGATCCAGTCCGCCGTCGTCGCCGCGCTCGACCAGTACACGACCCGCAACGGTCGGCTGCCGGCGCGGATGGTGGGCGCATAGATGGTCTGGACCCCGGGCCAGGCGTGGCCGTCGACAACGCCGGGCGGCGCCGCGCCGGCGGCGTGGTCCGGTTACGTGCGGTTCTGGCTGCTCGCCGAGATCGCCGCCGGTCTGCCGTTCACGGTCGGTCAACATTCGAACGACCGGCTCAACGCCGGGAACGTGCTCGGCGACGCGTCGACGGTCGCGCTCGACTCGAGGGCGCTGCCGGTCACCGACGGACTGTGGGTCGACCTGTCGTGCGACGCCGTCGACGTGCAGATCCGGGGAGGTGCCGGCACCGCCGCGGGCGTGCTCAGTAACGCCGAGGCGTCGACGCTCGAGGTCGAGCTGTACGACCCGACCGGGAAATACGACCCGTTGAACCCGTCGACCCCGTTCGCGCTCGGCGGGCAGACCCGCCTGGTCCCCGGCGTCCGGGTCGTCGCGTTCGCCGAGGTCGTGACCGACCCGGCGGCGACACCGCCGACGATCCGCCAGTACCCGCTTTTCGTCGGGACCGCGGACCGGTGGTCCGAAGCGTGGGATCGGGAACCAGCCGACCGGCGCGGGAAAATGCAGGCGACCGACTTCACGAAGAATCTCGTGAAGATGGACCGCGACGAGCAGCCGCCCGTCGGCGCCGGCGACACGGTCCTGACCCGCATGAACCGCATCGCGACCTACTTCGGGTTCAACCCGCCGACGCAGTTCGGGAACCCGACCGTCCCGCGGACTTTGCAGGCGACGACGCTGGCGCAGTCGGCGTGGGAAATGCTGAACCGGACCGTCGACGACGAACTCGGGTTCCTGTGGATCCGGCCCGCGTTCCCGGTCGCCGGTGTCGTCGGGAACGGGATCGTCTATTACACGCGGGACATCTGGACGTCGTCGCCGGACCCGAACCTGTCGCTCGGCTGCGGCGGCGCCGGTTTCTACGACATCGTCACCGACGCCGAACCGATGGCGTTCGACAAGACGCTGATCAACACCGTGCACGCGGCCCGGGCGGGCGGCACGACGCAGAACGCGGCGAACGCGTCGTCGGTCCGCAAATGGGGCGAGCAGTCGTTGCAGCGGACCGACCTCGGGCTCGCCGACGACGCGCAGGTCGCGCAGTGGGCGACCGATCTCGTCGTCGTGTCCGCCTACCCGCGGAACGCGATCGACCGGGTCGTGTTGCGTCCCGACGTCGCCGGCGCGCCGTGGGCGTGCTGGAACGACATCCTCCTGCGGGCCGGGAACTTCGTCGGCGGCGTGACCCGCGTCGTCTATGAGAACGACAACTTCGACTACGTCGTCGACGTGAACGTCCGCAAGGTCGGCGAAACCCACCGGATCACCGCGAACGAATGGGAGGTCGAGTGGCGGACCGTCGCCGCCGACCTCGCCGCGTCGACGTCGACATTCCATCTAGGCGCGCACGCGCTCGACCGGCTCAACGCCGGGAACGTGCTCGCCGCCTAACCAGGGAGGAGAGACCATGCCGCAGAAATCGTGGGCCGTCGGCGAGGAAGTCCTGGCCGCCGATTTCAACACGTACCTCCAGAATCAAGTCGTCCCCCAGTTCGGCACGAACGCGCTGCGCGATTCGCTGTGGCCGGCGCCGCCCAACGGGGCGGTCTGCATCACGACCGACACCAACACGAAATGGCAGCGCATCGCCGGCGTCTGGTACGCCGCCGGTCAACGGCTCGGCTACGCCGCGTCGCCCGCCAACGCCGGCCCCACCGGCGGCGCCACCGAGAACGTCCTCGCCGCCATCCAACTCCCCGCCATCACCATCCCCACCGCCACCCGCCTCATCCGCGTCGAATGCGGATTCCGGGCCGTGATCGGCACCGCCGGCGACTCCGCCACCGTCCGCATCCGCGAAGGCACCACCACCGCCGGCACGATCGTCACCGACACGCTCGTCGTGTTCGCGCCGTCGGGCACACAAGCCGGCACCGCCAGCGGCTGCACATTCGGCCGCACCTACACCCCCGGCGCCAAAACCACCCAGTACACGCTCACCCTCCAAGGGACCGCGAACCCCTCGACCATGATCGGCAACGCCACCGGGCCGATCTGGCTCGAAGCCCGCGACGTCGGACCGGGCTGATGGCACGAACGACGAGACGAGACGACGAACCGGAACCGGCACCGGAACCCGACGAGGAACCATCGCACCCGCCGATCCCTCGACCCGAGATCGGCGGCGACCAGTGACGCTCGAACGGATCTGGATCCCGTCGCCGAACTACTCGAGCCGCGGCGGCGCGACCGTCACGACCATCATCGTCCACACCGCGGAAGGGGCACGCACGATCACCGAGCTCGGCAACTTCTTCGCCAGCTCGAGCTCGGGCGTGTCGTCACACGTCGGGATCGACGACACCCCGAACACCGTCGGCGAATACGTCCACCGGGACCGCAAAGCGTGGACCGCGGCGGCCGCGAACCCGTGGTCGGTGCAGGCCGAACTGTGCGCGTTCGCGGCCTGGACGCCCGAAGAATGGGCTGCGCATCCGACCATGCTCGCCAACACCGCGGCGTGGATCGCCGAAGAAGCCGCGCACTTCGGGATCCCCCTCACCAAGCTCGACGCCGCCGGCGCGCAGAACCCGAACGTGCGCGGCGTCTGCCAACACAACGACCTCGGCTCCATGGGCGGCGGCCACTGGGACTGCGGCCCCGGGTTCCCCATCGACCAAGTCCTCGCCATGGCCGCCGCCGGCGGTTCCACTCCCACCCCCGAACCGGAGGAAGACGACATGCGCCTCTACCTAGTGGTCGGCGATAGCGGCGACGGGTCGTGGTGGATCACCGACCTACAACAGAAGCGGTACTGCCCGTCGCTGCAACACGCCAAGGACACCGACTACTGGCTCACCCAACCCGGCTTGGGCGGCGGGAAACCGTTGGTCGCGAACCGCGACGCGTCGAAAGACGTCGCCGGGCCGATCTCGATCCGCCAGACGTACATCGACGCTGTCCCCGAAATCCCAGAACGGTGACGTCGGCGCAGGCGTGGATCGTGATCATCGAGCTCGGCATCTTCAACGCCATCCTCGCCGCCGTCGTGATCATCACCGTCGTCCACGGACTGCGCCGCGAACTCGACGGTGAATGACCGGGCCCGGCTGCGCGACTGGGTCGCGCTCACCCTCGCCGTCGGGCTCGCCACCGCCGTCAACATCATCGTCATCGCCGTCCTCTACGACGCCGTCCGCAGCGAAGGCCCCGGCCTGTCCGAGAACGCAACCCAGATCATCACCGGCGCGTTCGGCGGCATGATCGGCGTCCTCGGCTCCTACCTCGGCTACCGCGCCGGCGCGACACGCTCGCAACCACCGTCGGACTGAATGACCATGCGCAGGGCGTCGTGGCTGATCCTGTTCGTCGCGCTCTGCTTCGCCGCCATCGGCTTCGGGTTCGCGCTCGGCTGGACCCTCGACGAGCTCGTCGGTCGCTAACGCAGACCGGCGGGCTGGCCGCCGGTCTTGCGCGCTCCCGTACCCCCGAACCGTTGCTGCGCTCCCTGCGCGGTGACCCCCAGTCGTCGGCCGATCTCGGCCCACGAATACGAGCCGCCCGCTTCCGAGCGCAGATGGTGGACCGCTTCGACCAGGGCAGTGTCGAGCAATGCCCGCAGCTCGACGAGCTCGGCCAGGGCTTCGATGTCGTAGCCGGCACGGCGCCCGTAGGCCCTCACCATGCGTCGCATCATCGCACCGAAAGCGTCGTTGGCAACGGGCTCGCGGGCCACGTCTGGTGTCAATCCGTCGTTGAGGTCAGGCGGCCAGGTAGCGGCGGCCGGCCATGGCGTCGCGTAACCGGTCGAGGTTCGCTCGCCGCAAGTAGATCGAAGTGGTCTGCAAGTGGCGGTGGCCGAGCATCTCCTGCACCGCCCGAAGATCATGCGATGACTCGAGCACGTCCGACGCTGCGGTATGGCGCAGAGCGTGGGCGCTGATGCCGTCGTGGGCCCAGCCTTTAACGCCGGCGGCGCGCATCCACTCCGACACCATCCCGCTGATGGTGTCGGGCGCCAACGGCGCCCACGGCCGCCGGTACGACCGCACCAAAGGGCCGGACCAGACGGGATGCTCGGCCAGGTAGCGGGCGAGAGCCTGTTCGACGTCGGCGGTGACGGGCAGGACCCGCTCCCGGGCCCCCTTGCCCTGTACCAGCAGTGTCCCCGCCGGGCGGGACCAGTCCTGGACGCGCAGCCTCGACACTTCCCCGCATCGCAACCCCTCGCCGACCTGCAACCACACGACCGCCCGGGCGCGACTGTCGGGACACACCCGCAGCACCGCCGCCACCTGGCTGGCGTCGAGAGCTCTCGGTACGGGGTCAGGCTGGCGGATGCGGGCCACGCCCGCCGCCGGGTTCGCCCCCAGGACGCCGCGGACGACGAGCCAGCTGCACCACCCGGCGATGGCGGTCAGATCGCCACGGCGCGTCGCCGGTGACAGGTGGCCCCTGGACCCCAGCCACAACTCGATGCGGTCGGCGTCGAGCTCGTCGGGCGTGCGGACAACTGCGGTGAACTGTCGGAGACTCGATCGGTAGTTCCGTGCGGTGAGCGGGTCGAGGGTGCCGCGCCGCACCCGTTCGGTCAGGTACAGCTCGGCCAGGTCAGTGAGTGTGTTCATGGGGGTTCATCGGCCCCCGGTCAGGCCGCCACCAGCGGGCGCCGTAGTTCATCCGCCGTAACCCATGCGGACGACGGTCCAGCCGCGACGAGGTCGGCGTAGATAGCGGGCGGCAGGTCGTCGCGGCCGACCCCGAACGGCCGCGGATCCAACCCGTAGATGTAGACCAACGCCGCAGCCAGAGCCCGAGCCCGACGGCCAGTCGGCGGGTCGTCGAGAGACTCGAGCCGGCTGATCGCGGCCGAGCTGGTGAGCATGTAGCGCCCGACCCGATCGACAGTCTCGCTGATGGTCAGCCCGACATGGCGTTCTCGAGCTCGCTTCATGCGCCATCCCCAGGGTTCCGGGGCCAGGACGGACGACTGGTCCCGGTCCCCCTCTGCCCGCCACACGTTCCGCACAGTCATGCGCCGCATATTACGCATGGACGCTCTTGACACGCAAGAGCTGACCCGTTGTAGCGTGCGTGTTAATGGAAGCACTTCCAACTGGACAAGCGATCAAGTCCGCTCGGATCCGGGCCGGACTGACGCAGCAGACCCTCGCTGAACGGGCCGGGCTCGCACTCCGAACCCTCACCCGCATCGAGAACGGCGAGGACATCAAGCTCTCCACGCTGCTCGCCATCGCCGACGCACTGAACCTTTCGATCACCGACCTCGTGGGCGACGACGTCCCCGCGGCGTGACGCGCACACCGAAGCTGAAAGCATTCGAGGGTCTCCCGGTCACCTCGGCCGGCGTCGAGATCCCTTCCGCCGGTGGCGGCCTACGAGACGCGTTGCGGGTCGACCCGGTCGAGCTCCACAAGGGCGAGACCGTGTTCGTCGTGCTCCAATGCGAGGTCGGCAAGGTCCGGTTCGACCCGGTCGACCGCGACGAACCCGCCGGACCGCAGCGGCGCGTGCATGTCCTCGGCACGACCGCGGCCACGATCGTCGATCGCGAGCTCGTGGCGTCCGCGCTCGACGCGCAAGCGGAGCGGATCGCGAAAGCAAGTGAGGTGGACGGCCAGCTCTCGATCGACGACGGCGCGTCGTGACCGCGCTCGAGCGGGCGGGTTCGTCGCATCCGATCGCGGTGTTGCGCGACCAGTTGGCGCCGGAGGCTTCGGATCAGGAGTTGGCGTTCTTCGCGCAGGTGTGCGCCCGCCTCGATCTGTCGCCGTTCGCGGATCAGATCGTGCTGATCGGCCGGTACGACAACCGGTTGAAGCGCAAGGTCCACCGCCACCAGATCACCGTCGCCGGCCGCCGCACCCTCGCGACGCGCACGGGGCGGCTGGCGGGGATCGAGGGGCCGGTGTGGTGCGGCCCCCGCAACGCCAGAGGCGAGCTCGAGTGGACCGACGTGTGGGACGACGACGAACGCCCGCCGTATTGCGCTCGGGTCCTGGTGTACGTCAAGGACTGGGTGACACCGGCGAACGGGACGGCGAAGTGGTCCGAGTTCGTCCAGACCGACCAGGGCGGCGTCCCGACCGTCATGTGGCGGCGGATGCCGTCGCACATGTTGGGCAAGGTCGCCGAGAGCATGGCGTTACGGCGGGCGTTCCCCGACGTGATCGACCCCGCCGTCGCCGACACGTACCCGGCCGGTGTCGACGAGGACGACGTCGAGCTCGCCGAGCTCCTCGAAGCGTCCGCCGCCAATCCGGTCGACGAGCCGCCGGCCCCCACTGCCGCTCCTGGGGGGCCGGCGGCTCCCGACACCCGGACCGTCACGGCCGACTGGACGCCGGGCCCCCGGGACCAGGCCGACGCCCACCGGGCGATCGCGTTGTTGCGCGAAGGCGAGCGGGACCTGTTCTTGCGGCAGTGGGACATCGGCGATTTCGGTGACGTGTGGCCTCCGGCCGCGGTCGCCGACGCCCTCGGCATCGACCTCGAGGCGTCGGCGTGACCGTGGACGCTGACCTGTTGCGGGTCGCGGCGGGCGAGCTGGAGGCCGCCGCCGTCGCGCTGGCCGGCGTCGAAGCCCGACCGGAGGTGCTCGACGCGACCGAGGCGCTGGTCCGGTCGATCGCGGTGTGGTGCCAAGCGGAGGCTGACGACCGGTGACCGGTTTCCGGTTGGTGGAGTACGGGGGCGGCGGGCGGGGCCCGAACATGTTCCCGCGCATCTACCCGACGGTGTTGGAGGCGGTCGAGGTCGGTGAGCGGGTGATGGCGGCGCTCGAGCGCGTGCCGCATCGGCGGCCGTTCCGGGTGGACGTGGTCGACGTGTGGACTCGCGAGACCGTTACCAGTGTCCGCCTGGGCGTGGAACGCGACCCGGATGTGTGTGTGGCGTGCGGCGCGCCGTCGGATCCGTTCGGGCCGGTAGAACAGGACCAGGTGCCGCCTCCCCCTGCCGGCGGCGCTCACCCCACCCCCTTGCCTGTAGGGGGCACGCCGGGTCCGGCGGCCTCGGACAACACGTGGTCTTCCGCAGAAGCGTGCGTGGACCCGGGGCCGCCGGCCGGGCTCGACGAGTGAAACCCGACCACGAGTTCCGGGTGCGGGGTGTGCGGTTGCCGACGGCGTCGTGCACGTGCGGGTGGGTGTCCGAACGCCACCGGTCCCGAGGCGAAGCCCGCCGGGCGTGGGAAGCGCACTACTGGTACGCGACCCGCACGCTCGTACGGGCCGTGTACGGCGTCGACGCGCACCGCAAGTCCTTGTCCGGCGACCGCCCGGAAGCCCGGTGACGGGTGCGGGTTGTCGCCGGCGACGGCGAACCATGTGTGCAAGGGGTGTCGTGAACATCACCGCGGCGCGGTGGGCGCAGGACAGTGACGCACCGGCCATGGCGCGGTACGTGTTGTTGACGTTGGCGTGTCACGCGGACCGCGATGGTTGCGCGTGGCCGTCGGTGGCGACGTTGGCGGCCGATACCGGGTTGGGCCGCCGGACTGTCCAACGGTCACTCACGACGCTCGAAAAGTTGGGGTTGGTGGCGGTCGAACGGCGTCGTGGTCGGCCCACGATCTACTCGCTAGTTATCCACAAGGGGGCGTCGGGGGCGTCAGAGTGGCGCACCCAGGGGGCGCCACACAGACCAAAAGGGGCGCCACAGACGACCAAAAGGGGCGCCACAGTGGCGCCCAATGGTTTTGATGGAATTGATGGTGGCGGCGTCGCCGCTCCGCTGTCCACAAGGGCCAGCGGCGCCGCCGCGAACAGCGGCGCGATCACGACTCGCGACGGCGCCACGTTCCTGCCCGGCACCGGATGGATCTCATGAGAACCCCCGGGCCCGGCTGCCCCAAATGCGACTCCGGGTGGATCTACGTCGAAGACCACGTCGTCGGCAGCTACCCGTACACGCAAGTCACCGCCTGCCCGAGATGCCTGCCCCAGCACATCAACACACGACGCGACAACGAACCGCAGCAACCCGACACCCGCCGCGACCTCGACTGACAAGGGAGACCACTGACCATGACCGAAACGCAAGCGTGGATCCTGCTCGTCGAGGGCGGACTCATCGCGCTGTGGGCGCTCGTCGCGCTCGTACGCCGATGACGTGCCACCGGTGCGGCCAGCGGCTCGGACTGATCTCGTACACGGTCGGGGTGTGGGCCGGCGACGAGCTCCTCGCCGAGGCTGTGCTGTGCTCCACGTGCGGCGGGCCGCTGGGTGACCCGCAGTACATGCGTGCGAGCGCCGCGGGTGAGCTCCCCCCAGGATGACCCCCAGGACCGGACGCCTGTACGGGAACAGTCGTTCGACGCGAGGAGGGGGCATTTCGGCGGCGGGG